TTTACATCTTCTGGAGGGTCTTCTTCCATATAGGCCTTAAACTCTCCACTAACCTGGCGATATAAAGTGTAACATAGCCAAAAAGATAATGCCAGTAACATCGGGGCTATGCATACTAAAACCCAGAATGTGCTTGAGCCGGATACCACTATTCCAAGTGGTATGCTTACACCAAGCGACGGCACAACTAATGCAATTGTGCGGGTGTATCCGTCCTGTTTTCTCCACCACTATTTAACAAATCTAATCATGGATTCCCCAAAAGGTTGTCATCCTGGGCATCGGAGGCAACAGTACGCATGAACTCATCTTCTTCTGCCGAAGTCCATTCTAGAAAATCGTCATAATCTTGATCTGGGATGGGCACAGGCTTCGGTGCATTCTTCGGAATTTGTGTATTCACTTCTGATCCTTATGGTTTCTTGCTTGTCGGGAACGGCCAGGCATTCGGAACATCTGAGCCGTGGTCCTTTGGATAGTTTCCGTGGGGTTTAGGCTTGTTTGTACTAAATTTTGCCGGCCTTGGCAACTCCAGCTTCTCACTAATATACATGTCCTTAATGCTTTGCGCAAGATGCTTACCTTTGGATTCTGCATCACAGAATGCACGGAAAGCCTCAAACGGAACATCTTTATATCGATAGAATCCACCGTTCCTAAACTTAATCGTCAAATCACCAGCTGTAGCATCATATCTGTACCCTGCAACAGTGCTACTGCCTATCACGGCCGATAAATGCCCGAAATCAGCCGTAATTAACTCGGCGCTGCACTTTCTGTTAAACCAGTTAGTCCAATCCTCCGATTCAACACCCACTTGGATACCTGCACTATCGTAGTGAATATTACCTTCCCACAGAATGTTGGCAGTCACATCAGGGTCAAAGATAGTGAGGTAATCACCATACTGCAAACAATGGAGGCCAGCATAACCTTGCTTCCCATCCTCATAAACTGACCAAATAACACCCTCTGTGCCAGTTTCAAAAAACGGGTCTAACTTTCCTTTAATTGCTTTCATTTTAATTCCTAATCGTTATACGGATGATGCATCCATCCCATTTTACCCAAACAATCCCCTACCGCTTCCGAAACAGTTCCTTCACCGCCAGCGCAATAAAAGTCCATATAATCCTCACAGGTACCATAATGGTGGTTTCTGATCTCTGCAACTATGCCGCCTGCTGATCTCCAAGAATAGGAGCAAATCGTTGTGTCAATGCCTCTAAGTCTGTCTGCTGTATGGTCTTCTGTAGGGTGCTCAATTCGTTTCTTCCATTGCATATTAGATAGCGCCCTGTAGAAATCTCGAGCTACACCTATGTCCTCGATTAGTCTCACAAGCTCTGCATTCGAAATCATTTCTGCCGAGAGATCCGGGCGCGCACCTACGTCCATAAATGTTTTCTTATCTTTATAAGGCGGATAAGCATGCCTTCGTCCTCCTTATCCCAAAATTCCTCTTGATTTGAGGATTGATCATATGCCTGTTTATGTAATACATAATCTGTTGCTGTTCTATCGAACGGGTCGTCGAGTACGGCCAGCGAGCCTAGCCCCTGGTGACTGTAGGGTGGTAAGTCAATCTCCTTGCGTGAAGGACGCTGATCTACCCACCAGTGGTATAATTCCAATATTTCTCTGGCTGCTATTGCTTGATGATCACAGCGTTCATGAGCAGGAAGCGCCGGGTCATCTAAGGTTGATGCCCACTCGAAGTGCTTAACACCGAGTTCGGGTCGACGAAACCGATTTTTCCGAATCAAACGAGGAATCAGAGATTGCCACCATTTCTTCTCATTTCTATGCTCTCCAGACATATAGTGTGCTTGCCAAGCAGTTTCCACTTCCACAAAGTCTTTTAACAATTGGAAGTTTACATGCAACATTTGCTGATCTATTGCATAGTAATCGGGCGCGAGGCCGGTGTTCAGAACATGATACTTGTCATATGTCCTGTATCTGATATAGCTAGAAATGGATTCTATTTTCCATTTGACAGGAAGCTGGATCTTATATCTGAAAGTCTTGCTCACCCAGTACCGAACAGGAGCCTCTTCCTTATATTCTTCATTGAAGAGTCTCCATCCAGTAGCAGACAGCGATCTAGGCGGATTGTAGTTCATCCAAGCCTTGAATTGCCTAATTTTCCGTTTAATCATACATTAGTATAGTATGACTGAGCGCTACAGTCAATCAGTGATTTGACTTAGAGATGAATTCATTCATCTTATCAGCTTCTGCAATTATTTCCTCGGTGGTCGGGGCAGAGAAGAGTTTGCCGCCGTTTTCGGCCTTATGCCTCTCGCTCAAAATTACCTGAGCTAGTTGGAGTAATTCTAGTCTGATTTCGTATGGAGTTTTGCTTGATGGTTTCATTGTATTTCCTTGTGTTGTGTTTATCACAGTCCAAATTATCTAGCTACCTGAATAGCACTTTTCTGTGGCAAGGCTATGCCAGTTGTAATACTTTCATATTGGGAAATAAGTTCAGGCGAGGGCTCACCTTCGATTACAGGTTTCGGAATAGTGATAGACTTGTCCGGATCTGCAAGCATCAGAATAGGTACAAACTGTACGCCCTTCTGCGTCTGCCCAAGTGTTAGCGGCTTCGATACTATAAAAGCATTCGCAGTTTCCTGTAAAACCTTGCATACGAATTCTTCGCCACTACCTAGCTTAAAAATGCCAATATACGGTACTTCTTTCTGTTTCTGTTGTAACATTAAAATTCATCCCATCCATCTACGGCTTCACTGCGGCTATATTCGGTTACCTTTGTCTCAAAAAAGTTTTCACGCTTCTCTGAATTGAGATACTCATACGGATTCTTTGTAAACCCTTTATACACCACACCTAAACCAATTATTTTAGTTCTCTGATTAGTCAGGTACTTTACATACGCCTCGGTACTCTCTGTGGAAATTCCGAGAATTCTGTTCCCGTAAATTTCCTTCCCCCATTCGATTTCTTGTTCGGCAGCCTGTGTGATATTATCTAGTAATATCTTCCTGTCCACCTCATCGTTAACATCGAATATCTCTCTAATGATGTTTGCAAACATATTAACATGCGTGACTTCATCATTCTCAATGTATTTAATCATTTTAGCAACGTTTGCTACCTTATTCCTGGCTGCAAGCTGGTAAAAGAACTGAAAGCCGTTATAGAAGTATATTCCCTCTAATGCAAAATCTGCTGCTATGGCATTCTTAAAATTATAGAGTGACTTGACATCATTAAATTTTTGGTATTGGCCTGCAATGAATTTATTTCTTTTCAATAGCAATTCATTGTTGCGCCAATAGTTGTAGATCTCTTCCCTCTCTGTGTTAGGGAATAACTCTTGTAACAAATACTGATATGACTGCGAATGGATCAATTCTTGGAATGCTTGAATCGTGAAAAGTCCTGCAATCTCTGGTGCAGTAATGTAATCGGCGATGTTTGGTAAGTTAGAAACTTGCATGCTATCTAGTGCAATGAGGAAAGATAGCGTGTTTTTAAAGGCCTCTAATTCATCCTTAGTAAGTTCCTTAATAGTTACCCTATCGTCAACGAGTGAAATCTTTTCAGGAATCCAAAAGTTGCCCACCATTATCTTGTAAAGTTTAGATGCCCATTGATACTTAACACTATTGAGGTTGAGAATACCTGTAGTGTTGCCGTTAATCATTTTTCTGGCAGTTTGGGAATCGTCCCCGTTCTCGTCAAATATCTTTTTTCGTGTAAGTTCTGTCATATATCCCTATGTTACCCTGCGCAGGAAGCGCAATCCTCTTCCTTAGTTATACTATCAACGGTCGCATTATTCTTAATAGCTCTGATGTAGTAAATTGCCTTAATTCCCTTCTTGTGTGCATAATGAATCGCATCATACAACTCTTTAGCATTAAAGCTCTCTTTGCGTTGGTCAAATATTAACTCCATCGAGCAGCCAGTGTCAATAAACTTCTGTAGTTCAGCAACTACATCAATTATTTCAGTTGCAGTATGCTTAGGGAATGTTTTTCCATACCCAATAGGATTATCCTTCAAAAACTTTGCAACCACGACAAGTTTTCCATTCTTGTTATCTTCAGAGAAGAATGAATCATACACCGGTAGTATGCTTGCACTCGAATCCATGTAGATAGAGGTACTTGTGTTTGGTGCTGGGCTTGTTAGCTGGCTATTCCTCATACCGTGTTTGTCAATCTCTTCTTGGGCGGCCGACCAGTCGTAGTTACCGGATGCATGCATCTTAAACTGCTCGATTCTATTTCCATTTTTCCATTCAGACTTGTCAAACGCGTCGAAGGATCCGAAGTCCTTTGCAAGATCAATACTAGATAAAACAGCATGGTATTCTACACATTCTGCAATTTCTCTGATGTAATCTAAATCTCTGAAATTCATATACTCGCGAGCCAAGTGGTCATGGAGGCCTTGCATACCAATGCCTATTGTCCTGTATCGGGAGTTGTGGTTGGCGGTAATTCTGTCAGGGGCATTAGTCAGGCTTATACCGTGATCTAGAATTCTGGTGGTTAGATATGATATCTCCCCCAGTTCCTTAAAGTCTTTAATATTACCCAGCACAATAGACGCAAGATTGCAAACGTGGCCTAGTTCGTCAGGTTTTACATTAGAGAAAGACTCCGTACAAAGATTAACACATGGAATATTACCCGGGGTCTTTGTTATTTTCTTTATTTTTACTGTTGTCATTTCTTTTCCTTGCATTTTTCAAAATGCCATTGTAACATTGAATTTCCGCCATGCTTATTACAGTGTGGGCAAATTTTTACTGTTTGTTTCTTACCTTTTGTATGATGATCGTTATTTTCATAATATATCTTCATTCCGATTTTCTGATTGGCAACAACTTCATCCGAGTGCTTGGTGCCAATTAAGTGAGATCCATATTCAAATCCGTTTTTAGATACGGGTCCTAATTTTTTTCCACGACACCAACTACCTAAGTAATCCGTTCCACCATATCTTTCCTCTCTTGTAGCCAGCATCTTCTGTATCTCTTCTTTTGTCTTTGATCGTCCTGTATTTGTTTCCCTTGCCAGTTCAGCTACGTAAGTTCTAACAATTTCGTACTGGATGGAATTTTGTATTCTTGAAATTTTATAACTCTTCGAGTATGCTGGCTGCAACATTCTTGTAAATGCATATTTTAGTTTCCTGTTACCCGGTGTCATTTTCACTAATAACCAATGGCATATAAAATGTTCTCTCGGGGTAAGAATTGCTAAATTATCTTTAGAATCGGTGCCGCCCATACATTTCGGTATTATATGATGTCGTTCTGGATACTTTATCCCATTTCTTTTTGTAGATCGATCGATTATGTCTTTATAGATTCGCTGGTAATTCATTTGCACCTTGTGTAAACTTGTGCATTTATTTATCACCTAAAATAATTTCATCATCTTCGTTTAGATCGCCTGCCGGTATTTCTCCGCGGTTTTTTGTATTAATGATGTCCGACATCATAAAGGAGTATGTGTTCCCGTTGTGCCCTTCTACAGTAACATATCCGTCGCCCTTATTTGGATTATATTCGTTTATGGTGTCTGTGAATGCAAGGTAAGGCAACCCCGTCTCGAATTGGACACGCATAATTATTTTCATTAAGTCACGCGCATTGTCAAATTTACGAGTGATTGACAACTTTCCGTCCTTTGCTGCTTTTTCTATTTTAAGATAAGCTTCTGTGAATGCCGGGCCATACATTCCCCTGACATCGATACCTAGCTTCTTCTTAACTTCAAACGGGCAGAAAGTATGCCACTCTCCTTTGTTTCTGTCCCTCTCCATGAATATATCCGGAACAGTAACTTGTGGAAATACGTCATATGCTTTCATTCTGGGGTCGCCATGCTCAGTTTGCATGTCTAGAAAATCCAACACATCATTGTGCCATATAGGCAATGCAATGGTGCCTGCGCCGGCGCGTTTCCCGCCTTGGTTGACAGCTACCAATGTGTCGTTCAAAATCTTAATCCACTGGACAATTGTTCCAGCGGCGTTTTGATATCCATTTACATCAGCACCCTTTGCACGCAGGTAACCGAGGAATAGCCCCAGGCCACCACCGTTTTTAGATATTAGCGCAACTCGTTTGATATTATCAAAAATGCTGTCAATGTCATCTTCTATGGCAATAATGAAGCAGGAGGCAACGTTGCCGCCTTTTCGTAAATTCGACAAGAAAGGAGTGGCAAGGGATATTTTACGCTGAGAGAGTGCGTTATATACTTCTTTAACAAACTTAATTCGAGTGCTAGCAGGTTCCAACTGACCGAATCTCATTGCATTAACCATGTGCATGTGTTGATTCAATTCCGCCTTTCCTAAATACTTTTTCTTGGCAGTTATCAGACTTGCATAGCTATAGTCCAAATCTCGATTCATCTTCACTGCTTTGCCCAGGGTTTCCAAATCATCATCTGAATAAAATTCTAGCAAATCCTTAGAATAGTTGCCTTCTTCTACATTATAGTGAACCACTTCTTTAAATGACTTTCCACGCAAAGAAAAGTTTGCCCATTCGTCCATAGCAAGTGCCCTACCTGCTACGTTAACCCAGTCCGGTGCACCTGGGGTGGCAAGTTGGATAGCATGTTGAATGACATTCAGTTGTATATCACGGGTCTTTATGCCAGGTTTAAGGAACTGATCAAATTTAGATTCCAACTCTAGTGGGTTAACAGATTGTCGTTCTGTTGCCATTTCAATAGATTTTTTGATTTTGGAAACATCATAGGGCTCTTTTGTACCGTCCCTTTTTTCTACCATTATTTCTCTCGTTGATGCCATAATTACTTTCTCTCTATGTTATTGTTTTTATTTGATCTTTAGAATATGTCTTTAATATTCTAAAATTATCCCTGAGCTCTGAGTACTTACTTACCTTACCTAACTCATAGTTTAAAATATACTGATTACTCACCAACGGAAGAAGATATATACCATCATCATCCTCCACAAGCAGAAAACTAACGTCTATCTCACTCGATACCATAACTAGCGTATAAAAGATTATAATACTTATGGAACTTGTGCAGAATTCACCGTGGTACAGCATCTCCCATGGCGTCGGCCAATCTCCGGGACTATAGTAGTCTACTGCCCTAGCACCGAACGGAATTGCCGCACAAAACTGGGCCACCTTATCCAATTGGTCGTTGATGGGCAATCCCGTTATTTCGCCCCTAAATGTTTTCCAAAATTGTAATCTCTCCTCTCCGGAGGTATTATTCCAAATCATTTGATTTAACGGCTGAAGTGATTTATAGAAACGGAGTCAAAACATATTTGTTGTTTTGAATAGTACGATGAAGTGTGTGATGTCATTTTCGATCCTTTGTCTCTATGCTTTATTTATTCGATCTCGTAGGTATCATAATAAGTGTATAATTTGTTTGCCCACATGATTTTAAATCTCTCAAATTCATCATCTTCGATAATAAACTCTTGATATCTTGCATCCCTTGTGGCAATCATGACTACACCTTTTTTGATGTCGGTACCATACATCTCATCGTGGGCCATCGAATATGCCGCAAGCTGCATAAAGTAGTCGTCGATCCATTCTCTTTTTTTATCTTTAAGACTATTTTTGAAGTCCATTATTGCCGGCTTGCCGGCGTGTAAGCCGACAATATCAGTTGTGCCTGCATATAATCCTTTGGAGTAGAGCATTACCTCGGACCCCCAAATTTCGTCTACGTTGCATAGGCCGTTCTTGATGATTACCTTAGCAAGGGCCTTGGACATTAAAGTTCCGGACATTTCTTCACCAAGAATATAGTTCTCTAAATTCTTGTGCATCCCATTGCCTAGATTACTTGCAGTAGTCTTTATCTTATCTGCCTCGTCAGGCCCGACTCTTTTAATCCATTCTTTGATGTGAGTCATGTCTTTCATTTTAGACAAAACAGTCGTAACACTAGGTAATGGCCGATCCTCGCCGACGATGTATCGTCGGCCATTCGGAGTATCTATTCTTTTTAGTGGTTTGTAATCGAATTTATGTTTTATAAGCATTGACAAATTTTAACATAAAGAGTATCTATAAGTCAAAGTTTTACCAGCAGATTTTCCACTGGATTGTGTTTCCGGTTGCAGGGTCCGATTGAATTACAATGCTGTAACCAAGCCCCTTAAAGTAAGATATTACTTGGTTCAATTGCAGTTGGATGGGCTTGTTTGTAGTTGTGCCTGCCCATACCTGCCAATACAATGGCGGGGTTGTTCCCCATGTGTTTTCAGATACATTGATTGTGACAAGGGCCGGAGTAATCGGCGGGTTTGGAAGCGGAGCAGTAGGAGGATTAAATACGGTACCTGTTGCATTCTGTGTATAGCCGGTGCCCGGTGTTAAAACAGCGATTGATCCAACAGATGTGCCACTCAGTGTTACTTGAGTTGTAGCACCCGTACCGGGGTCACTTATCACCAAATATGGCAGATATTCCGCATATCCAGCACCTGTATTGCTTACAACAACCTGTGTAATTGTACCAGCAATGTCAGTAAGAACAGTTCCAAGGAATCCAGTGCCCAATGGATATGGCAACGCCGGGTTTAGGGATGAAACAATCATAGCCTCTGCCACACTATCTTGGTAGCCAGAGCCGGGGTTTAGTACCGCAACTTCTAAAATTTCCCCTGTAATGCCTACAGAAGTGATTTGAAATACTGCATTAACATATGCAACGTTAGGTAGGACTGCTCTGGTAGCAGTCACTGTATCATTTATTGTATATCCTGTGCCTGCACTGGCAATGTTTACTGCGGCAATATTTCCAGAGCCATTAACTAGAGGCTGAAGTGATGCACCAACACCCAGGACAGAACTTACTGACATGGTTGCAGGAACAGGCTGGTATCCTATACCACCATTTGTCACATTAATTGAAATGATGTTCCCGCCATTAGTAGTAACTGTGCCTGTTGCAATGGATACGGGTGTTACACCTACAGGAGGAACAAAGGCTACGGCCGGAGTATCAGCAAAATAACCGGAACCGCCTCCAAATTGAACTCCGCCTGTGTATGAGTAAATTGCGACATCGTCACTTAACACCAACGGGTAAGTAAATGTAATTTGGTTTGGGCCAGTAACTGTGTAGTTGAGGCTTGCACCTTCCATTTGCATTACACCATTAACAAACACGACTAAATATGAAACATTATTGGTTATCGGTAGTGTAGATACGAGTGTGTCAAATACAGTCTGGCCTGCTGTTGCAACGAACGCTTGATAAGTTGGTGCAGAACCACCACTTGCACTATCAATATCAATACTAATGATTCCGTCCACAAACGTCATTGGTGTATTTCCACCTACTGTGGTGCACATCTGGCCGCCGGGCACCGAACAAAGACTCGATGCACTTAATATGGCCTGCTGAATAATACAAATTTCTTCCCAGACAATAGGCAGGTTCGTGGCCAACTGCTGCATTTGAGCAGAGTTTGGAAATCCAGATCCCGGTGTGCAACAATCTGCCATTTTTTATTTTCCTATCTTTGTGGCCTGTTGGGCCATGTCTGCAACTTTTTCAGCAGAGTCCTGGGTCGGGTCGTCAGCAGCCGCTTGCCCTGCCATTTTTATCATATCAGGGGTTACATTTGTAACTAGAGTGTTTAATCTCGGGTCATTTTGTAGCATATGCATTAAGCTTTCTGTATCAACAGAATAACCGTTCATATCCATTTGGTCTACTACGTTTTGTAAATCAACATCGCCCATGCCAGTGGCCTTTGCAGATATCAGAATATTGCCTAACTCATTTACTAAGTCAGAATTATAATCTTCTTGTAGCAGTTCCCTTGCTCTCATAGAACCTTAAACTCGTTCTACACGCAGTTTTCTTGCTTTTTCTACAAGCTTCTTCATCTCGGTTATTCTGCGACGAAGCTCTACAGATTCAGTCTTCATTGGGCGACCTAGTGGATCTTCCTCATCGGCACCACCGAACTCATCATCAGCAGCCAATTCACCTTCGATGTTATCCAAGTCTGCATCCATTCCTGCATCCATGTCGTCCATACCCATATCGGTCTCGATATCCTTATCCATATCAATCTGAGCGCTAACTTGGCCAGTTGTTGCCATGTTTGTCACTGCATCGTCAACTTGGGCCTTAGCAGTGTACAAGGAATCCATAACTCCTTGAAATGAACCGTATATTGCTGTTTGGAACGCCGAAGCTGAATCAGTGCCGTATGTTTCCCTCATTTGGTCAGTTACTGGCGGCAGATCTTCGTTTTGCAGGCGACCAATCTTTTCAATCATTTCTTGCAATTCTTCTGCAAACTTCTTAGCAGCCATCATAACCTCGGCTTGACTTACTTCAGTCTCCAATAGTTTGCGGAGGTTTTTTACTAAATTCATTTTTTCTTGCATAACAATTCCTTGCTTACGTTTAATTTTTTGTAACTCAAATGGATCGGGAACCATTCTACCAGTTCTTTTATCACGAATCATCGGTACATTTTGTTCTGGATCTGATGGGGGTGATGCTCTGCCTAGTCTGGCAGGCGGTTCCGTTTCGGGGCTTAAACTTGACATCCAATCAATTTCAGCTGCCCTGTCTATAGCTGCGCGCCCTTCACCTAGGCCCATATCAGCAGCGTCAGCTTCCGGCGATGACATCGACTGAATCTGTGCCATAGCGCCCTGACGTATCCTTTGCTCTACTAGATCATCAGGGAACCTATATTCACTTGAACGATATTCGTCCATTGCTCTCTGCACTGCATACTCGAAGTCTGATTGCTCACAACCTGCCAGTCTAAAATGCTCGACTACTAGGGTTGTCATGCCATCTATAACACGGTCCAAGTCGGGTGACTGGAATTGCATCATTGCAAACTCGCGAAGATTCCTCATACCTTCTAAGACAAGCAACCTTTTAGATATCTCAGGAGATACTTTTGCGTCATCCCCCTTCAATTTAAGGTCGATTATCTCTTCCTGAACTTTTTCCATAATAGAAACTAAATCTTTATCGCTTGCGTTTTCGGATATTTTAAACCCGTAGTTTGCCTCGAGATGCTGATTTATCTTCCTCAATGTTGTATTCGGTGATTTACCAATATCATTTAAAAGCATATAAACCGTTCCTGTTAAATTTTGTTTCTAGTATTTATCATTATCGATACTATTTCACTCTTTTGTAAAAAGAGATTTTATCCCTAATTTCTTTTGCGCAGGACTCCGCTGTATTAAACTTATCCTCTAATATAGCAAATTTCTCCAAATCGCCCCTTTTCTTTGAGCCACGCATTGCATGTAAATAGAAAGTCATATCTGTATGATACTTTGCAAATCTTTCCTCTAACTGTAATACCTGTTTAATACGCCTAGTGTCGCCGACACAGTAGTTCTGAGCCACAATAACTGCGACATCAAATACAGCTATATCTTCATATAGCAGCTCTTTCGTCATAGAAAGAACATTGTAAAGTCCTTTCTTATTTTTCTCAATAGAAACATTGCCCACCATAACAAGCTTTTTCGTAACAGGTAAAGGCATATTACGCCGTATCGCCATAGTTGCGGCCCTGTCAGTCGCTTTATCAAGTTTTTCTAGCAATGCAGTCCGGATCACGAATTTCTCCTTTTCGCTGTCTTTTTGCCCGGTGTAGCTGCAAGGTTTGCAGATAATTCACCAGATGCCTGATGTGGCTTTGTGTCCCCAACAATAGTTTTGGGTGCGGCTTTACGTTTATATTCGTGCTTCAACCCTTCTTCGGCAGGTGCTCTTTTCTTAACTCCACCGAGTGTTGCTGGAGCAGTTGCAATTGCTCCAGCACCGGTGGCACCAGAACTGCATGTTTCTTTAATTCCTGCTAACTGTCTCATTCTTGCAATGTCAGTTTTTTCGGTGGTCTGCATCTGTCCATTATCGCCAGTCTGGTCAGCTTGGGCCATGAACGGTTCTAGTTCTTCAATATTCCTCCACTCGTCCTGCCCTGTTGTAGGATTTTTAATCTTAACACCATTTGCACCCATATCAACTGAAGTTACTTCGCCCGGAACTGGCATACCGTTTGCACCCTTTGCACCTACCGTCATTCCCACTTCTACTGGTGCACCTTTGCCAGGCCAGATGGCCTTTATATTAGCCCCTGATGGAGCGGCTGGAGTAGCTTTGTTGTCTGGTCCAGATGGACCGATCGTCTGCCCTGACGGGGGTGTGATATTTTCTTGCTGTAGTGCCCTGTATTGACTGAATGACATCTCAGATAATAGAACTCTCGCCTCTGATATACCAATGGTATGCAATTCTGCAAGCTTCTTAACTATGTCGCCATATATCAATTCGTTCGACAATTCTTTTAAATTTTTCATATTGTATTCATCCTCTCAAACGCGACATTTTGATTCCAGCCGCTTGGGCTACCTGTGACAGTAGTTATTCTGACCCCGCTGGGTATTATCACGCCATTCATATCATCAATGAGTAATCCGACGGGACCGGGTGTACCGTAAGGGGTGAAGTTGTAAAATTGCACGCCCCTCTCGACTGCAAATTTCCAAATGAAGCCTTCACCGGACAGTTCAGATGTGTATACTGAAAGTTCTACAACAGGTTCCGGATCAGTAAGTATCACCGGCATGGCTCTAAGCCCAATGCTCATTAGAAATACTTCGAAATTCTTTTGGCTTTCATCTAATGGGTCATTAGTTACTTGTATATTAACAAGCCTGAGTGTTTCTTCACTAACTGGAGGATTAGGATTAGGATCAGTAAAGCATAGTGGTGAAGATGCATAGCAAATGTAATATTGCAAATCTGCCGATAAGTTTTGCATTGCAGATGCAGCGCCGTGTACTCTTTGAATCATAATAATCCTTATATTACCTATTTACCAAAATTCTTTAGTTAACAGACCCAATCTGAAGTTCCCACTGTCCTGTTCCGTCAGTTACAAAGAAACATTGCTGTGTGGCGTCAAATTCTATAGAATCTGTCGGCCCTAAGTCAGTTTGTATGACGTCGGCAGGATTTCCTACGTTTATAAAGATTGTGGATGCAATGGGTTTTGTTACAACCACCGTTCTGCCGGCCGGGTAGCCGGATGCCAATAGGGGAGGAAGTGTCACTGTCCCCGATGCTGTTACAAAATATTTGGAACTTATGTTGAGTGCTGTTCCCGGTGGAACTGGTATATAATCTGCATCACCGCCCGAATCTATCGTCAATGAATTAGCAATTGTATTTGTGGTTATGTAAACATTTGTTCCTGGAATAATCGTCAATGTGTCGCTGCCGGTAGCAGTAAGTGTTGGCTGGGCAGGTACCGCCACGAACGAATATGCGTTGGATGATGCTCCCGCTGCTGTAAAAATCAACCCATCCTCAGTTGGGTTCACTGTCACCACATAGTTGGCTGCGCCAGCATATGATGCCGGTGTATCAGTCAGATCTAGGAAACTGGTTGCGCCAGGGCCAGCGCATCCCCATATATAAGGGACCCTCTTGACTGTACAAACCGAACAATCAATATGGTCTACACCTACATCGTTTCCAAGTCCTTGAACCATCGCAGTTAAGGAAATTTCATCCCATACCGACCTGCCGGCTTCTAGTGCGAATGATATGTTGCACTCATTCGGATTCATTATGTTTATATAGGCGCCTTCAGATATATGAGTAAATATGATCTCAGCTGCCGAGAAGGGTACAGGCTGGCCGTAGCTGTTGATTGCTCCACTAAAGTCGGCCCCACAAATCACATAATGTGCGAGTGAACCGGTTAAAACCTGTTCATCAAACACCCCGCCTGTCGTTCTTATTGGCATAATCAGTTATCCTTGAATATTCTTATATTTATCAAGAAATCAATAACTTGGCGTCAAAAGAAAAGCGCCACGAAGGCGCTGTCCTTTATTGCAAAAATTCTTATGCCAAGTTGTAGTATGATGCAGTTCCTAATGAGAACGAAACTTCTTCAACAGTTACTGCACCAAATGCAGCGACTGCTGAAACAGGTGCTGCTAATGGATCAGGGGCCCCTACAGTGATATAAACTGTTGCGTTGGGAAGTGCATTGATCGCTGCCTGCATCTGGGTTGCTGCTGCTGTAGGTGTTGTGGGCAATTGCTCTTCATCGGCGTTTGCAGGCGGAACATCATATGGTGGTGTATCTGATCCCCAACCAAACGCCGATGCAGATACTCCGATGTGAAGTTCAGTTGTTGCGCCATAGTTGGCAGGCATTAAGCCAATGACAACAATATCGGCCTGTTTACTAATTTCCTTCAGGGCCAGTTCTGCTGCACTGTTTGGGACAGGACGATCTTCTCCGACTACGAAGTAGGATGTAACTAGTGGTACACCACCGTTGAATATCACCGGCAAGTTCACCGAACCATCCGAAACTGTCCAAGCAAAGGGACCTACGATTTTGAAGAATCTCATGCCACCTGTTAAGGTCTGGTCATTGATGATTCCGCCGTTTACTCTAAATACCATTTTTGTAATCTCCTACAAGTTAATGTATTTATCAAGATAGATAAAATTTCAGTCATTAAAAAAGCTCGCCGAAGCGAGCTTTCATTAAACAATCCTTACAGATTAAACTGGGTAGTGACCAGCTGTTCCTGTTGGGCTGTTTGGTGGTGTTGCACCGGATGTCGATCCTGGGCCTTTGGCTAGGTCACCGTTAGCTGCTGTAGCTGTTGGCATTGTACCGTCGAATGCAACAAACTCTACGTCGACTGTGACTGCTGTGTCTAGGACACCAACAACTGCACCAAGAACGTCAGTAGGTGCTGCGCCTGCGGTCGTTACGACTCCTTGTGCGCCGATAACAGGAAGTCCTGTTGCAATGACGCCTGCTGAATCAGAGAACCAGCCTTCTGCGTGGCCAAGCATAACGTCAACAGTTAAGCCACCAGCTAGCTTGGAAATACCAAGGACTGTAGCTTTTGTTTCTGCTGTCTTTAGTGCTTGAACCAATGCACTCTCTACAACTGCGAACGACGAATCAGCGACTGTACCTAAACCAGCCGGTGTTGCTGTACCTAGAACTACTAGATCAGCAGCAGGAAGCGCAGTAATGTCCTTGCTGAATGTTAGCTTAACGAAAGTTACTTGCCTTTCGACCCAGATGCCCCTGTAGGCTGCACCATTTACTTTTTGTGTCATTTTGAAAACTCCTTAAATTTGTGATAGGATAATCCTATTCATAAACTTATTTATCTTTTACGGTAGGTATTTAGCAATTACCGTAGGATATATGAAGTTTCTTCCGTCTTTCCAGTCTGTAAAATTACTTGCCATGCGCCTATAAATACGCTCTTTCTCTACTAAGCCGCAATATTTATTGACGGCGGCTAGAATTGACTCTAGGCTACTTAGATCCGAACCTTTAGCATTTTCATCTCGAAATAATAGTTCGGCGATTGTATCCGGGTCAAAATATGGACCAATGAGCACGGCGTCCTGCTGCTTTTTTAGCCAGTCGCCAGAACGAGGATCCTGTAGACTGCGCCTCATTACACGTTTGAATCCGGCAGGTCCAAAAATCCAACGAATAAGTTGAATTGGTCGATTTTGAGCATCGCGCTCTGGCGCCTCAAAAATATCAATCACTGCAGAAATAGCAGCAATTGCTAAATTTCTATGAGCTCCTTTATACGCAGAATCATCGCCCGGACTGAAGTGATAGAATTTTTCCCATTCTGGATTACCAAAATTAAAGTCAATTTGAACAAATCCGGTTCTTGGTTGCGCCTCTTGTAGTACTTCCTTGTACCCGACAATGGGATACTTGAGGTGAACCATATCGCCGTTTCTTGCTGTGTTTTCTAATCCGTACAAATGTACCAATTTTTCCCTAAATGCACCAATCTCACTTGTCCACCAGTCTGTGTCAATGACAAGATCGATGTCGCCGGAATAATCACGTTTTCCTGTTGATCCCAGGGTGTAACTGTTAAGATCAAACGGCAAGGCCAAATCATTAGATAATTCGGATAATGTAGGTACAATCTCGGATTTGTGGATAGTTCCGCATCCGCTAATAGCAGAACCGCCCTGTGATTCGGGCGGCGTTTTGTATTTTAATTCCATTATTTTATCAAATCTTTCACATTTATGTCGGTGCCAGCCCTGGAAGTTAGCGAGCGCAATGTCTATCTACACCAAGTACGTCTCGTAATGTTACTATCTCGTCTATTCTCATGCCAAGTCATCCAATTGTTTACCAACTAATATCATAAGAAGATCATCTACCTTTTTCGCTTGTAACGTAGCTTCCCTAAGACGATACATCTTTTGAAACGACGTTGCATACGTCTGTGTTGTGCGTTCGTAAATCGCCTTTCTGGTTATATCAGTTTCCAGCCGACCGGATTTCTCCTCTTCTTTCTCATATTTATCTAGATCCTCACTTAAATGTGCAAGTTTAATTTCAAATATGTTAAGCCAATAATTCTTAACAGATTCTACATCAACGCCGTCTGTTAGACTAGAAATTCTTTCTTCGTTAATGGAACCAGCCTTGCGCAGATAATTTTTTGCCTGAATTGTTCCGAGATGCGGGTGACCCAGCGCCCTTGCCATATCAACAAACATGCTTCCCATAAAGCTTAATTCACTATCGGGACTCTTGGCATGTTCCGTTAATTTATTTCTTCTTTCCCACGCTGCTTCTCTAACAGTTCCAAATACCTCTTTATCGATTACTTTTACCATTCTTCCGGTGGATATGTGACGTAGAACGACGCCCTCGATCCAGCCGCCCTCTTCTAATGCAGGGCCAAACTTACTGGTAGTGGGTCGGACAAGTTGGTCCAGCAGTTTTTCCTTTATTGGATATATGTACTCTGATTCCAAGTGGGTGCGTAGTTCTTCTTTTCTGTCCCTAAGGTATTCTTTCACACTTTTCCATGTTCCCTCAGGCACCCAGTCCGGCGTCTTATTGAGTGGTGTCTCTAAAAGTGTACCATATGATTGGGAAGTAAAGGCGTCAACGGTCCCTAAATACTTTATCATCCTGTTTAGCTTGATGTTTGTATTTGTGACTGGAATTTTAAGTATTGGCGATCTAGAAAATTCCCATGTGCCTGCTGTTTCTTTAAACTGTATTGTTCTACCATCTTCTGTTATAGGAGATACAAGGGATATAGAAGAGGTCCGACCACTGAGCTTTTGCTTCAAACGATCAATATTCACTCTCCCCTCGGTTGTTCGCAGGAAAATTAAATAGTTTCTATCTGCAGAGTATGGAACTACGTTAGGTAACTGCCCAAACAAAACTTCCGCCTCAACCTGGTCACCTGGCCTTAGGCCAGCATCCTCGAGAATGGATTTGGATTGATGTAATAGTATGTGTGCTGAGCGTATGTATGTGGAAGAAAAACTCAATCCGTAGTCTTTCTCATTGTATATTCTTTTACCGCCTTTAGATTCTCTCGACGTATACAGCCCGTATTCATCAATGCCAAAGAGCATTTGCGCGCCATCAAGTTTTTCAGTGATTTCATACTGACCTAGATTGCCCAGGACATACATAAAATCTCTTGCTGATAAGTCTTCAATATGGGTGATGCCGTTCGATATTTCTTTTAAGATCATTTTTTTGATCGGCCAAGGCTTGTTTGCTCCATGTGCCGTCTAGACATTGTACTTTCTTTTACGATTACGTCAAATACTTCTGCAATATCTTCTTCAAAAACTTTTTGATTTAAAAATTTCCCAGCCTTTTGTTTTAATTTACTACCAAAACTTCGCTTGCTTGTACCCAATTCTTCGCCATACTCCCGTTCGAGGAATTTAATCATGTCATCAGTTAAGCCATTCGACTTTACATAGTTTGCAATCTTCATAAGTGGCTTTGTAGCAACCGGCTCTGCGTGACTGTCTGAATCTTTTTCCTTGCCAAATACGGCAGAAAATGCCTTTTCTATTTCAGAGTCACTGAATTCAAATTCAGACTTTAGGAGACTTGCGATGTCTCGAGTATCATCCGGTTTTCTATTTGCTACCCATGCGTTCATTAAGTCATCGGCCGTTACTTTTTTCCTAGATGACAGCGCATTCCTGATGCCCTTCTTATTCCTTATTTCGGCAGCAGTCTTTAAGACCTCTTTTGCATCAACATTAGTAATCTGGGATTCGGAAACCGTTCCAGGATCTTTTAGCAGTCTCCAGAATGATTTTCGCTGTTGAGGCGTCATGGTATCTCTGACTACTCTCTTAATTTCATTGAAGTTTCTCTCCTGCGCTTCGGGGTCTTCTGCAGAATCTTGATGTTGGGGGCCGTTTGATTTACGAGCGGATTGTCTCCCAGAAGCTTCTTTATTTCCAGGCTGTGATGCCAATGCACTAAATATTCTCTCGATCTCGTCCTCATCAAATTCGCCGCCGGGGTCATCTGTTAATGCCTCATTTATGTCCCTATAGTCAACATCCTGTGCATTATCTGTGTTATATTTTTTCTTTTTAGGGGTGGGCGCAGAATTTGCAGGGCCGGATAACTGCCTTTGATTATTCGGCAATGCCTGCTGTTGATCCGATCCTTGCTGGGTTGGGTCATTTTTTATTTGGGGTGTGCTTGCCGCCTTCGAACTACCAGATTTAGCACTCCTGATTGCCTTGCCGATTATCGCATCGTCATAGTCAGTGTTGACTTTTAAAAAATGTTCTATATCAGTTGCAGTAACTGACCTGTTATATTTCAATTTTCCAGATTTAGGATCAGCTTGTGCATCAACAATTCTGTTATTCTTTAAAAATTGAATCCACAGCTTAACAAGTTGTCTTGTATTAGATGCCATCTGGGTCTTCGTCCCCGTGACATCCACCTTTTATACGCTTTACCATTCTCGTGAACCTGTTAGGGTCAGCGCCTCTTATGCTTGAGACGAATCTTTTTTTCAATGCATCTGCCTCTTCGGCAGAAAAGGACTCATCTATAGACTCTAGCAAATTAATGGCAGAAACTATTATATGCTGAGCCCTAGCCTCTATTAAGTCTTCCTTATTTTTTTGAGGAATATATGAACTAATTTCCTCTAAAATAGACTTGCTTCTGCGATTAATTGACAATTTGGTATCTCCAACTAGTTTACATATTTATCAATTTATTATCTTTTCTTAATAAAAGCTCGCAGCGTGGCTGCACCTTCTAATGGGTCCACCTTAGTGTCTCGGCGTGTCATGCTTGTAATCTCCCCTGTCTCGGCATCTACCTTTTCAGTGGACTTAACTATGCTTTTCTTCTTTAACTGTTCATAAATATTCTTCGATGTGGCCGTAATTGCGTTGTCATCATCTTCATCCAAATCTGTAATTCTCAGGCTTTTGTTGTCAAATGCAAGATCGAGTTTAGATCCAACCCCGGAACTGGAGCGTGTTTTCATGAACTGGATTTGATATCTGCCACCGTCTTTCATCGCAGCACTTGTAAAAATACCAATCACATTATCTGCTGTGTTAACTTTAGAAATACCACCTGCAATATGGCTCGGATCAAATTCAATTTCTTCGTATGATCCACGGTTTAACTGCGATGCTGATACTGTGACTGTGTCTAGTTCAACTGCCAGGTTACGCAATTCTTCTGTGACGTATTTGTCTTTTACGAACAAGTTTTCTGCAGAAATCTTCTTACTCATCGGCATCATCAAGTCCAGATAGTCAACTAGTATGGCGTCAACTTTTCTCTTTGAATGTATTTCATACTCTTTAATAAATGCTCTTATGTCGTTTGAAGTGCAACCGTTTGGTAATTGTTTAACACGCAATGACCCGCCACTCTTTTGTTGAGATGCTCTAACCTTCATGTGAACATCATCAATATTACGCATGACCTCTCTTGTTTCGTAACCAGTGTGCATTGCATCAATACGCATTGAGCATAGCTTTTCACTAAGTTCTAATGAGAGGTAAACAACATTTAACCCTGCCTGGGCCCAGTTGACTGCTAGATTCTGTAAGAACAAAGATTTACCTGCACCTGACTGCCCTGCAAAGATTGTTATTTCGCCTTTATTAAACCCGCCATATAGCTTTTCATCGACCGTCTTCCAGCCAGTAGAGACCTGTCCTTTGCCTTCCTTAATCGCCTCGAGACGCGCCTTTGGATTTGCGTAGTAATCTGTTCCGAGATCCTTTACAAGCGCAATCTGAACTGCCGCTTTGATAGTCGCTTCCACTTCGCCATATCTACCCCCATCTAGCAAGTTGGGGGAGGCCAAAATTGCATCCCTCAATGCCTTGTGTCTACAAAATCTTTCAAACTCTCGCAAGAACCAATTGTCGTGCTTTGCAGCCTCAACTTCCATTAAGGTAATTTGCTTTTTAGTAACTGCTTTGATTTGTTCCAGGGAAGGTATCTCTGTAAAATCAACGCTGTATCCCTCGATGAATGCCACAGTATCACGATTCTGCTTATCATCAAAGTAATCAGACTTGAGTATACCTTTGCAACGAACAAATAGATCTGGTTTGCTTACCATGAAGCTAATGAACAGATCTTCTATGTCCTTACTATAATCATTAATTTCGCTTGCGTTGTCGTTCTCTTGCATTCTGCTCTACGTCCCATGTAACTTGTATTTTTTCTTTTCCCGTAACCGCTGTTGATATGATTGAATATGTCGTTAATAGTCTCCCGTACTTTTCAGCAGCGTTAGATGCATCTTTAACTCTTGGATCCCACTTGGGGAATGCAACCGCCCAATTATTCTGTATCGCAACATCAACTAGGTCTCTGCCCTTTTTGTCTCTGTCTGGGCACACAATGACTTGCTTTTGTAGCCTGTTTATTATGTCTATTTTTGACTGGCCTACTTCACCTAAGATGCTCACACCATCAACAGTCCATGCATCGAGGACACCCTCAGTAACAATAGCGTATTTACGTGCCCAGTCCTGGTGATGGTCCAAATTATAGACAAAATCTTCAGGGCATTGTTGAAAATATTTTGGGGTCGATTTATCATCAGTATCATAACAGAGTCTTGCCGTGAACCCTACAATTTTCCCTTTGTAAAAGTATGGGATAATCAACCGCTCATTTACATTATAGAATTTATCTGGGGACCAATAAAACTCTCCCAGATCAAAAATCTTTCGGTTTAACGCATAGTTGACTACCTTCAGGAAATCGGGATCATCCAATCCGTTTTCTAACCATACATCTATAGGAAGTGCGCCGGCAGGCAATTCCATAGGTTTCCACTTTTGAAAGAGTGCCTTAAATTTCTGTTCAGGATTTTCCTTTCCCTCATCGCCCTCACGCACCGCAATGATACTGTTTTTCTGTTTGAATATTTCAAACTCAATTTGATCTATGAATTTTCGATCAATGTTGAGGTGGTTTAGGAGAAACTTAAAAGCCTTTGAAAGTTCCTTACCCTCAGTATAACCAGCAGAAAACCCGCAGTTAAAACAATTGCAAGCAATTGACTGCGGGTTAAATTGGATACCGAATCTAAACCTAGTATCCTTGCCATGCCCCTGGGTGTGACACAGCATGCAGTTTCTTTTATGCCAGCCCTTCGGGGCTGACCTCATAGGTCCGATATTTTGTAGAATTGCATCCTTAATAATGTCGATAATCATTAAGTTATTATAACAGATTAAAATTACTTAATCAATTTTCTTCAGGCCACTCTTCAGGCCACTCTTCATCGCTGCTTGGTATTTCTTCATCTGAATGATAAACAGATGTGTCTCTATACGGCTTCCTAACTGGAGCTTTTCTAGATTTAAGTTGCTTTTCTGAATTACTGATATCTACACCCAGTTTTCTTTGAGCGTATGACAATGCTTTTCTTAATGCATTATTGCTTAAATCTAAATCCTCCATCTCGTCTGTACCTAAAGACATTTGACGAATATCATTCTGAGAAATTGGATATTTTAAATCTCTGCCCCCAGATTCTTTTTCCCCGCCTGTACCCCAAAAGTTTAGAACTGCCCTTAATGATGAATGATACCCTCTGGCGTCAAGAAATTGATTAGCTTCATTATCAAAGACAAATGCATGAACCATAGACCAATGATGTGGATTTGTTAGTATTTCTTTTCTTTCCCGTTTAGAAAATGTTTTCCAAAGGTCTTGATCTATTGGTATCATGATTAGGCGCTGCGGTATGTTCATATAGGCATCCCAAAATAAATCTATCAGGATTTAATGTATTCAATGCAACTGCTAATTTGACACACTGGCCTTCCATATACAATTGGGTCTCACGGTCGCCGGCATATCTGTTTTCATAATTAGATTCATTTAAAATTTCATATAATCTCATATCAAGTCCTAACAATTACCTTCTCTAGTGTACCGGGGTCTAGCACTTCCTGCGAGGGGAAATATCTAAACTTAATCCACATAAAGTTTGCCGCAAAGGTCCATGCCTGTGTTCCGGTATATCCGATGAACTCAATGTCCCTAGACATTGTTGATGGATAAATCTTTGCCCAGTGCGTCGATTGCAAATATGGATCAGGCGTCTCTTCCAGTGATCCCCATATTTCTAGCACCCCGGTTGCATTTTTGGTATAGGTCGAAAAAGTATGAACTGATGCTAAATGGTTAAGTACCCGGGCTCCTGGAATGCGCGAAGTGTAAAAACACGGGGCAGGAGGTCCAAATGTAGGAACAAGGATGTCCTTTACCCAATTCTCGGGTAAAATGGTAACACTTGGCAACGGTGTCTTGAATGCTTGTTCAGTAATTTCTATCTGCAGAGCCACATCATCATTCAGATTACTATATAATGGCTTTTCTACATAATACCCGGGTACGTTAGCAACAAAATCTTCTGTCCGGATTAGGACAATCTCATGCAACCCGGCATGAATCAATGCAAGGTCACCTGAATCCAGTTCTAGTGTGATTATGCCTTTTGCTGGGCCAAGCCTACACAGTTTTTCAAGTTCAACCACCCTAGAGTCTGGGTCAATAATTCTTGCATAGACCTGCTGATTGCATGCTATGTCTAGAGGTGTTCTGTCTGGCCCTAGGACCCTAAATATTAACTTATTATCAATACCCTTATGCGCTTTCAGCATTGTATTATTATTCATTGGTCCATTATCCTTACAAGGGCAGAACGTATCGCCTACGGCAAGAAGTTGCCAAACGTGATCATATAAGTACATTTTGTGAAAAGTGACGTCCATTTATACCTGCCTTCTGTTATTTATCACAAAAGGCACCAAAAAAATATTGATAATCATTAATTCGGTATAAATACATTCATATGATTAATTTAGAAAACATTGCTGTAGACTTCCCATTTCTCAGTGGCTTAAGGAGTCAAACTCACGAATACATTGGTATTATTCAAAATTCAGATGAGAAGATCATTAGTTTTTACGATTACCAGTCTATTAAGACTTCTGAAGAGAAAGTTTTATTCCTGGAACACGGCGAAACGTGGTGGTGGGAAAGCAATAGGTTATTACCTATCAACATATTTCTCCAGGGGCAGATGATACCATTTAGATACTGTCTAAAAACTATTGTCAACAAGGATGTTGAAGTGATGTTTGGATCAATGACAAGCTTAAATAACATCATGAAAAAGCGCATGAAGAAACGTCAAATACAACTTATTAGACGCCCCGATTAATCCTTTGACATCTTCTCTATCAGAAGATTCAAATTAACAATAATAGCCACCGCATAAGAAATTGCGTGGCACCTCTTAAATTGGTAACCGTCCTCTCCTTCCTTTAGCCATACTCTTTCTTTTATGCCTTCCCAGGAAGAACTCCTAAGATAAGACTTCGACGGCCGAATAATTGCAAGTATCATTGCTAAATCATCAACAGACTTTGGTTTGTATTTTGTCAATAGATCACTATGCCCTTTCAAATGAAACAGTTTATCCGTCACTTCTTGGTATAGAAAGAAGTCCCACGGTGGTGCTGTATCTATAAGCCGCAATAAGTGTTCCTCATTTATGATATCTTGATACATATTTACATTAAGAAAATCGATCTTAAAGTAACCGTATTCATTTGCAATTCGATGATCTAATGTGGACATATTTGTCACAGGATCTCTTGGTATATTTTGGAAATATACACCTGTTGGGTGTTTTTCAAACTTATCATCTGCCCGATCTATTCTGCCGTAAATACATTCGACACCCTCGAGTATCTTGTCTCGGCCAAATACGTCAATGTCTACGTCAGTTAAAACTTTACGCACAGGTTTTCCTCGACATATCAATAATCATCGTTATCAATTTCAGCTAACATTCTCCGCCAATTTCTCTGATTTTGTTCTTCACACTCGTCGCTATCACATAGTGCCACGCTTGTGTCACCAAACCAATGCGTTGCCGGTTTAGTATCGCACATGTCGCACTTACCCCTGGGCCCAGTCCATCCCGTTGTCACAACAGTTTTACTCATCATCTTTCTCCTCTGATAACATTCTGTCGAGCAGGGTCTCGTAGGGTTCAGCACCGAATTTCATATAAAATGCCACACTATCCTCCTCCGATTCAAATGTAAGAATGTTTCCTGCCCAATCATAAGTCACCTTGTCCAATAATCTGTTATTAGTTAGCCAGTCTTGGATTGAACTGATCGCACCATTAGTCAACTTAAAAGAATAATACACATTCATAAGGCGGCCTGCTCTAACAAGTTCCTGATGAACTCAACATCATCGTCATTCTTTTTAAACTTTTTCATCCAGAAGCCTGGATCGATGATGTCACCGATCATCTTAGAATGGTCATCGTTAAATCTATTCATCAATGCCTCACTGTTTGATGATAGGTACAATACCCAGGGGCTTATTTTCCCTGTTTTGATCAAATAGGCTGCCTCATTTGCCGAAATACTACTAAAGAAATCACTAAACTGTGTGCCATTTGTACTGCACCACTCCATAATACCAGTGATAGTCCTCTCGACTGCACTTACCGGCGGTTCTTTCTTCACAATATCCACTATATAGACATCATAAACAAAATCCTTTGTCCAATCTTTTAGCTTAACCCCGTTCTTAATAACAAAATCTATATATTGTTCAATATACAAAGGCTTCAACAATGCTAAGTGATTGCCAAATTTAACAAAATCAATGTAATATGTGCTGTTAATGAATTCATCGACAGATTTTGGCTTTTTAGAGTTTGCACTTATTTCATAGAATCTTTGATATGCACGAAATCCAAATCTACAGCCCGCAGAATCCTTATCCATATATCGTCGCTTTTTAACACACATATGGGTAGATAATGTAGTCTCTTTATGAAACTTTTTTCCGCAATGTTTACATTGGAATTTCTGTTCCATTGTTTTTATCTTCAAGTTATTTAGACTTGCCATTGGTTTTAAGGATTTCCTTAATTGTCTTATCGTCATACCCGTTGTCTTTAAAGAACAACTCAAAGTCCTCGGTGCTATTAATCTGTAGTAGCAACTCTAAATCGGATGTCTTTAACAGCGGATAGTGCTCTAACAATGCCTCTTCTAGTTTATTTTTCTTTAATCCCTTCGGGGCAGGTACTTTTTCATGATATTGTTTTCTGCCAGATCCGCACAATGCTAACAACATCCACTGAAGCTCCGCATGGCCTTCCTTGCCCTCTCTTGCTTTTTTCACTAGCAAGTTAAAATTAGCGTTGACTAGATCATTTACCATCAATAAATGGTGCTCTGCTGCTGATTTTGATGCACTCATAAACCTCATCAAAATCCACATGGATTTTTCTATTTCTTTCTTTTGATCAGCAGTCTTTCTTTTATAGAATGTCTTGTCTCCCATGTCGAGCGCAGGTAAGGACTCCCGAAACATGTCAACTAGATATTCTTTACCCTTTGGTGAAGAATCCTCTATCGGATTTAGCGTACTAAATCCGTCTAACCAATCTTTTATATCATTACTCAAACAATGCTCCAATATCTATGACATCTGGCAATTTAGATACTTCCTTGACAAACAAAACACAGTCAGGGTGGGGCTTATCTTCTACAGGAACAACCAGAATATTTCCATTTTTAAGTTTCGGAAAGAACCACTTAACTTCTGCATAAACGTTTGTGATTGTTATTTCTTGTGGTCGTGGCACCATATGCCTTAGCGGATTAAAAACCATTGTGTGAAATCCCCTGTCATTGAGGCTCGTCAACGGCATTAATTCTAAATCACTGTAATCTTCATCACACACCAATATTGACCAATCTAGTGGCATCTGCACAGTATATTTCCCAATTTCCAATACAACAGCTGGTGCATAGAAACTTTCCAAGAAGATAAGCGGTATGAAGAAGTAGTCCGGATCCTTTGGATCTGAATAGTCCAGCACGCAGTATCTAATGTCCTCAATTTCGTTTGGTATCTTGTCAAGGTCATATGCCTCGTTCGCATTTGTTAAAATTTTCATTTTCTAAATCCTAGTTCTCTTCTTCTATGTTGCCAAGCTTCTTCTAATTCTTCATCCGTCTTTCGCATATCAAATCTCCCAATTGGGATCATTATCGGGTCTACCTCACACTTCATTAAGAAATCGCAAAGCATGTTTTCAATACCAGAGTGCCTAATTGCCATAAATGTCAGGGTTGACGACGTTTCGGAATTACGCTCATATACAATGGTTATAAACTCCCTGGCAGGCTCGGTCTGGGTCCTCTTTTTAAACGTTAATTCTAATATGTTTGCAGTTGCAAATGTATCCATCAACGCCACATATCCCCAAGATATTTCAGTATCTAACTCAACTAGTTCCATCAATATTTCACCTTCGTGACACTATATGGGTATTCCGCCTCATCATAGAATTTCTTACGCTTCGATAAGTGTCGTTTTGAAAATTTACAATTAGAACATACATCATATATATTTACAAAATCCTTATCCTCTGCTACACGAATTCCACGACCTATGCTCTGTATCACCCTAACAAAACTCTTTCCTGATTCAAACAAAACTAGGTTGAAAATACGAACAATGTTAATGCCTGTCGATGCAACCCCGTATGTTGCAATGATAACTTTACCATCTACCTCTTGGACTTCTTTATATTCCTCTTTTCTATCCTTTGACTTCATCTGCCCAGACACAAAAACGGAATCCGGTATAAGCAATTGTAACATCTTCCCTGTCTCAATTCTATCTACCAGTACGAGAGTGTTGCCCGATTCAGACATTTCAATGACAGACTTTGCTAGAAACTTCATCCGTTGTTGACTCGTAGTTAACCACTTTAGCTCGGCCTGGTAACTGTCAAAAGCTGCTGCGCCGAGATCCTGCAATTGCCACACGTTAACATGCAGCTGGGCAAGTATGCCTTTATCTTGAAGTTCTTTTGTTCTAATCTTACCGAGCATGGGGCCTATACACGCAAGTATAGACATTTTTTCATGATCTTCTTCGGGCATAGTACCTGTTAACCCCCACC